ACAAAGACCCAATTTTGACCGAAGCCTCAATTAAGTTTGGCGACAAAGCCACGCTTGAATTGCTGCGTCCTGAAAATCTTGTCTCGTGCGGGACGATTGGAAAGGACAAGACTGGCGAGAAGAAAGTGATTTGCGAGGCGGTCTCTGAAGCAATGAACTACCAGATCAACCACGCTATGCCTGACTGGAGGCCGGATCAGGAAAGGCTCTATTACACGCTGCCGAATGTCGGCACCGTATTCAAGAAGGTGGTGCATGACGCCGTAGAGGAGCAGTGCGAAGCCACGGTAATCAATTACCCGGATTTTGTGGTTAACCAAGCCACCAAATCGATGGAGAAGTGCCGGTCGTTTTCCCATGTCCTGGATATGAGCAAGAACGATGTTGAAGTGCGCGTGCGATGTGGTAAGTGGCTCGAATTGGAAATGAAGGGCGGTGAGGAGCAGGATGGGGATCAGGGATCGAACGAGCAGCAGAAAGTCGAGTCGGCTATAGATAATCAGGACAAGTTCATAGAGCAGCAGACCTATATCGATCTGGACGATGATGATTACGAAGAGCCTTACACTGTTACCTATCACGAGAAGACCGGCCAAGTAGTCCGCATAGTGGCGAGGTTTGACGAAAGCTCCATTATCGTTAAATACGATAATCAGATCATGCCGTTACCTGAGGCGATGGAAAAAGAATCGCTAAAGGAAAAGCAGCAGTTTGGGGGGGACGGAATACTTGCGTTGCTTGGGATAAAACAACCTAAAGTTGAAGAGGATGATTTCGAGCTTCTCAAGATTGTGCCTTTTCAGAACGTAGTGAAGTACGGATTCATTCCTGCTCCGGATGGGACATTCCTTGACTATGGATATTCTCATTTGCTGGGCGCAATCACGCAGGCCATCAACGCAGGAACGAATCAGCTTGTTGACAGGGCGACGCTGAATAATATCGGTGGTGGTTTCCTTTCGAAAGAATTCCGCAAGGAAATGGGCATAAATCGCCTAAGGATGGGGCAGTACATCAAAACAGACGTACCTGCTGACAAATTTGCCAATGGAATTTATACCCATCCGGTTCAGGAGCCATCCCAGACGCTGTATGCAATGGTCAAGGATTTGTTGGTCAGAGGGGCGGAGTTCCTCGCCATTACCGACATAAGCGGAAAGATCAATGCACAGACCGCTCCGACAACTGCTTTGGCGATTGTCCAGGAAGCCATTATTCCCACATCTGCCCTGTTCAAGCGGGTTCTGGATGCGCAAAGCCGCGAGTTCAAGGTATTGCACAGGATTAACTCAAGGACATTCTCGCCAGAACTTTACCAGATGATCCTTGATGAGCAGCGTGATCCGGTAGCTGATTTCAGCACCAAGAGCCTTGATGTTTATCCTACCGCGAATGCTGAAATGTCAAACAAGATGCACAGGATTCAAACAGTTACCCTTGAGCTTGAGCAAATGCCAAACGTACTACAGGCGGGTGGAAACCCGATTGCTATTTTAAGGAACTACTTTGAGGTGATTGGCTCAACCATCATAGACGAAGTATTCCCGGAAGATGGCGCTATGCCGCCTGCTGATAAAGCCCGCATTGAAGCGATGACGGAAGCGCAGAACAAGGCTAACCAGATCGCCGAAATGCAGTTGAATCTCTTGAGCCGTGAACAGGATCGTCTTGATCGGGATACGGCTGGGAAACTTGAGAAATACGCCGCCGAAGTGAAAGAGATCAATGCCAACATCATCAAGATTATTGCCGATGCCTCGCTTGCCGGGGAGAAGGCGGAAACCGAAAGCCTGAATAATCAGGTTAATCAGTACACTGCGCGATTGCAGGTAATTACCGAGCTATTATCAGCTCTAGGAGCAGACACCCATGCTAGGCCGACTAATGTCCAAACTTTACCCATCGGAGGAAATCTCCAAGGAAGCGTTCCACGACTGGAAGCGCCACCCCGTTACGCAATGCCTGCTCAATGACTTGACGAAGGCGTACCTTGAGCAGTTAGGTGACGACCTTCCTGAGTCTATTGAACGAGGTATTCCGATTGCCTATGAGCGCGAAGGTGCGCGCAAAATGCTTGATTTGTTGTGGCAATGGGTTCCTGACTCGGTAAAACGGGAGGAATCCAGTGCAGATTAAGCCTCTTGGAACGTATGTTCTTATCGAAGTCGATGAAGTAAAGCGGACTTCTACTGGTGGTATTGTTCTTCCCGAGGATTTAATCAAGAAAGAGCAGGCTGTTACGCAGTTTGGCTTTGTGCGGGCTTTTGGTCCTACCTGTTATGTTGGGTGGGCTGGGTGTGACCAAAAAGACAAGACTCCTGCTGAATGCTGGGGGGTGAAAATTGGAGACCGCGTAGAATTCCAGAAGTATGAAGGCAAAGCATGCATGGTGCCGGGTTATGAGACGTTCCGGTATATCCCAGACACGCATATTATTGGAGTAATCGCTGATGAGTGAAGAAAAAGCACTGGAAGTTCTCGGAATAGAGGAAGAGCAAGAACCTGTTGTTGAGCCTGTAAAGGAGGAACCAAAAGCCAAAGTCTCTATGGAGGACTGGCAAAGCAGGCAGGAATCAAAAGCCTCCCAACACGGCTGGAAACCTTTTGATGAGTGGGTGGAGAATGGCGGTGATCCAGATCAGTGGCGGTCCGCGGATGCTTTCAATACTTACCGTGAAATGGGCAACAAACTCAAGCAGAGAGACCGTGAGTTTGACGACAGGCTTCAGGGCGTAAACAAGATCATTGCCGCCCAGCGCATGCAGTTGGAAGCAAAGCGCGACGAGGCGATAGAGGCAGGCGATAAAAACGCTGTCCACAAGATCGAAAGACAGATGCACGAGCTGCAGGCTACTCCAGTTGCAAAATCAGACCCATTGCTTGAGGAGTGGAATGAACGAAATCCTTGGGTAATGGAGCCCGGAACCGCGAAGACTATTTTCGCTCAGGCGCAGTTTAACTACGCGGTCAATCAAGGGATGAGCACTGCCGCTGCTTTAAAGCATGTAGATGCGGCCATCTCAAAGGAGTTTCCTATAGTTCATAAATCCGGGAAAGTTCCCGATTCCGAGAAAGGTTCCGGAGGAAAAGGCTTTAACAAAGGCAGGCAGACTGTAAGTGTTACGATGGATGACCTGACGCCAATCGAAAGGGCAACCTATGAGTTGGCCGGCAATCTGTACAAAAACGACGCTGAATTCTTACAAGCCGTGGCTGACAGCCGCAAAGGAGCATGAACATGGGCAGACCAGCCGGTTCCACCAACAAACCCAAAACGTCCCTTGATGCGCATATGGAGGCTTCTGGACATGTGGAGGGAGACCCCCGCGATCCGAACAAGGACGCAAGACCGCCGCGTATCAGGATGCAGCAGAGCCTTAAATTGGCCGTTCCTGGCTATCCGTTTGATTGGGATAATTTCTACTACCGGTTTTTCTACGACGACCCGCAAAGGCCCGGTCGCATTGTCAACGCGGAGGCTGCCTATTATGAGCATTGCGTAGATGCCAAAGGCTCAAAGATATGCCGTCCTTCTGGAGGCGGCACGCAGTATATGATGCGGCTCCCCCAAAAATACCACGTGGAGGACGTGGAGGCGAAGCGCCAGAACAATCGCCGCGTCCGTCAGGAGGAGGTAAGGATCAAAAAAGGGGAATATGCCCCCACCAAATCACGGGCGGAAGGCGGGGAAAGTTCCATTGTTGATGTAACCTATACCGAAAATCCGTTTGCTTGACCTATGCTTGACATATGCGCAAGGCTTCTTTAGATTGCGCATAGACCTATCTCCGCCATTATTGGCGTATCACTCCAGCGTATAGCTGCCGACTATAGTTTTTCCGCTCGTCAACGGTATCCAGCCGTAATTTGACCGAGACAAACAGGGCTTAAACACCCTTTTTCTTTCTTTCAACTTACTTCTTTGACGAGGTTTTTATGGCTGGTTTTGCATATCAAGGTACCGACAGTCAGGGCGACATTTCCGGAAAGGTGAAAGCCTATTCCGTGGATGCTGCGCACGCTGGCCTGATCGGTTTGGGGGATCTGGTTGTTGTCACAGGGACAGCAGTCGCATCCGGCAAGAAAACGGTAGACATTGGCACCGCCAATACTGCCAACACTGGCGTTGTCTCTGGCGTAAAGCCGAATTTCGAGGGCGAAGCGCTTAGTACCACATGGCTTCCAGCGACTACCGCTGGTGTCGTGTACGTCAACTGCGACACCTACGCGCTTTATCTGGTAGATGTTGCCAATGGCCCGCTCGCAGTCGCAGACGTGGGTCTTAACTGTCCTGCTGTCGTTACTGCTGGAACAGTCTCCGGGGGTCTTTTCACTTCCAACATGAAAGCAAACGCAACTGGCAAGGCTACTACTGCCACGTTGCCGCTGAACATTGTGGAATTGAGGGAAGACGATGATGGTGTTCTCGGCAATCGTGCGATTGTCCGTATGAACGCAACTACCATGAACATCGGTGCCACTGGCATCTAACCTGGAGAACTGAAATGGTCGCAACAATTATCACTACTGGCTCAATCCCCCGATTACTTCAAGATGGTATTGGAAAAATCTTCGGAGATGAGCTGGCGCAACACGAACCAAAATATAACAAAATCTTTCAAGTGCTGAAAAGCAAGAACGCGTACGAAATCAACGTACAGCTTGAAGGTTTTGGTCTGGCAACTGAAAAAGATCAAGGCGATGACATTACCTTCGACTCCAGAAGTCAGGGTTTTACGCCGAAGTACCCGATGATCGAATATTCAAAGGGTTTCATCGTTTCCCAAACTGCTTTGGAGGACGAGCTTTACGGTCAGTTCAACGATGGCGCCAGAGCCTTGGGGCGCTCAATGAACATCACTCGCGAAGTATATGCGCATGCTCCCTTGAATGATGGCTTTACCACTGATTCAGCCATGATTGATGGAGATGGGCTTGCATTGTTCTCTACTGCTCACCTGAACGGTCCTTCTGGTGGAACTTTCTCCAACAAGCTTGCTGTTGATGCCGACCTTTCCGAGGCATCAATGGAGGATATGCTGGCGCTTGTTCAGACTGTCGAGGATGCACGAGGACTTCCAGCCGCATTGATGGCGGAGCGTCTTGTTGTCGCTGCTGGGACGAACACATTCCAAGCTCAGCGCATTATGGGGTCTGTGCTTCAAAGCGACACTGCGTACAACAACACCAATGCTGCACGAGACATGAACGCCATTCGGCAGGGATGGCTTAGCTCTCCCTATCTGACTGACGCGGATGCATGGTTTATTACCACCAATGCTCCCAACGGGCTGAAGTTCTACCAGCGTGTTGATATTCAGTTCGGGCAGGACAATGCCTTTACCTCTGGCAATGCCCGATTCAAGTCGCGCATGAGACAGGCGGTCGGCTATGACGATCCGAGGGGTGTTTTCGGTTCGGCTGGCGGTTAAACCTAGCGGGGCTGGAAACGGCCCCCTCTTAATTTAATGATGCTGGCTAGATACGTGGCATCGGAGGTTAGATAAATGGCTTTTGATAACTGGCCGTACGGCCTTGCAAGTCTTGGTATTCCTCTTATTGGCGGCGGCATCCCAGCCTCGGCCGGGCGGTATTTGTTTGTTGACTATGGTAATGGGTCTGACGGCGTTCCGACTAGCAATATCTCGGCAGCCAAGCCGCTAAAAACTATTGCAAAGGCATACGAAGTGGCGCGCACCAACAAAGACGATGTGATCGTCCTTATGGGAAGTTCTACTCACATCCTTACTGAAATGCTGGATGTAACCAAGAACCGGGTTCACTTTGTCGGCATGGATGGAACTTTTGGGCGCATGTATGGCCAGAATGCAAAAGTATCCCTGACTGCAACCACTGGCGCTACCAACATTGCGACCATTCTGAATACAGGAGTTCGCAATTCTTTTACAAACATAAAATGCATCAACTCTAGCACCGTGGCAGAGGGAATTTTTGGCTTTGCTGAGGGCGGAGAATACACAGTATTTACGAATTGCGAGCATTACAAGGATACAGATCTGGACGTTACTACGGCGGCAGAGTTTTTGGCTAACGGTGACTCCACTCAGTTCATAGGATGCACGTTTGGCTCGCTGGCGAATATTGTTGCTGACAATGTAATTCGGCCATGTGTTAGCGTTACAGCAACGCTATCTGGTAAGAAGATGAGGGATAACGTATTTATTGATTGTATGTTCTGGCGAAAGGCCGGTGGTACCGAAACCATGATGGTCTATGGCGCAAATGCTACTGACGTTGAGCGGCTGCTACTGTTCAAGAATTGCACATTTATCAACAGTACCCTTGCTGCTGCCGACCCTGCTCACGCCGTTGGCTTTGGCGCTGCCCAGACTGAAGGAGTAGTCCTGTTGCAGGACTGTGCATCAACGCGCTGCACGGTCATGGCACAAGCTTCTGTCGGGATAGCCGTGGCTGGTTCTGTGCCGACCTTCGCCACTACTGGCGTCTCTGTGTTCTCTTAATTACTGCTTGGCAAGGATGCCTATTTGTGAGGATTTAACATGACAGTAAGAAAGTGGGACGTGGACCTGCCAGACGTTGATCCTGATGGAATTTGCGAGGCCCAGACTACGGCAGGTGCGGCCAATCTGGTCCTGAATGGTGCCTTGTGTGACGTGGGAACGGCGGGAGAATTCCTGTTTACGGACTCTTATCCCTTTACTGGTGGCGTTCAGTTGGTCTTTGACTCCGCTGGTGATATTTCAACCGTAGTGTTCACGATTACCGGGCTTGATCCGGAAGGAAATGCTCAATCCGCAACAGTGACGAACGTCACCACTACAGAGGTTGAAACAACAACCTATTGGTCAAAAGTGACGCAAATTGCCGCAGATGCGGAAGTGACAAGTAACGTCACGGTGGGGACAGTCGATGAGGTTGTTACGAACGCCTTCCCTATGAATTGGCAATCTCCTGAGCCTTATACCGCTGCCGCCCTTGGGTTATCCGGAACGATTAACTACAGCATGGAAGAAAGCTTCGATGAAACAAGGTCTGCCTCAGTCTCTGTCTGGTATGGGTTTCAGGCAAGCAAGACTGCCGATCTGGTGGCGGAGTTTGCCAGACATGCCTTGGTGGGTCGCTTGAAAGTAAACAGCTATTCAAGCGGTGCAGAACTTCAATTCTACATTTCAGGACAATGATATGAGCAGACTTAGACAAACTGAACAGCAGAAGAAAGGAAGACAGCTTCCTTCTGACTACAAGTGTTCAAACAAAGGCAAGTCAAAAGCAAAAGGCAAGTAAATGTCCTTTATCAGGCGTGACAGGTACGTTTCAGGAACCGCTAACGCCCTCTCCGATCTTTCCGGGTTCAAATATAAACGGAAGGACATGCGGAAGACGTGGGATAACTACCTTGTTGGAGCAGATGAGTGGGAGCCAAAACACCCGCAGTTGGTATTAAGGCCAAGAGCGGAAAAGTTCTATACCCCTGATCCGCGACCTGATAACAACGGCAATGCGGTGGCTGGACCTCCATTCACTTATTCTGATTATGTGTAATTATGGCCACCAGCAAGGTACTGACAAAGACAGTTGGAGATATCATCGAGGAGGCCTTGCGAAGCTCCCGAATTATCGCGTCCAGTCAACCGGTAGAAGCTGAAGACTACGAAACCGGACTTGTAGCCCTTAACAACATTAGTGCCTACTGGCAGACCAAGGGCGCCCATATGTGGCTACTTGGAAGGGCTGTCTTGGTGCTCACCCCAGGACAGGAATCCTACACACTCGGTCCAAATGGAGAGCCTTGTGGAAATTATGCGGACTTTGTAAACACTACCTTGTCTGCCGCCGGTTCTTCAACGGATGTTGTTTTAACTGTCGCTTCTACTACTGGAATGGTTGCAGCGCCAAACATTCTTGAAACAGACCCCACTGATTCAACGCAGGACTGGACTGCTGTTGACTCGGCAACGCTTTCGGTTTCTTCCGGCCTTCGAGTAACGAATGTGGGAGGATCAGCGGGTGGTGCTACTTATGAACTTGATGCCACTATCGGGAAGACTTACAGGATCAGGTTTAGTTATACGCTTGGAACTAGCGCAGGTTGTGTTTTTTCCGCCCTTAATTCAACCACGGTTGAAGACACTGTAACCTTGACAGCAAGTGATTCTGATTATCTTGAAATCACCGCAGCAACTACTACGATCACGTTCAAGTTGGTGAATACTTCCTCAACAGTAGGCCAATACTCCACAGTTTATGATCTTGAATACGTGGATACTGAAACAGGCTCAAGAATTGGAACCACCCTTACAGCGGGAACTGTTGATTGGGATTACGTCTACACCGTTG